GTGCTTTATCGTGAATATCAGGCACAACTTGACATCTAAATAGATCGATGCCATAATGGTATCAACAAATCAAATTACTGTTCGTCACATTTGATTTGGCAACCTACTTAATCAATCAACGATATTAAGATAAGGGTGCAAAGCAAACAAACAACAACGGAGGTTAAACTCATGGCTAAGGTAACACCAGGTAGTGCGGTCTTTTTAGATCAGCAATTTCCAGTAGATCCAGATGACTTTGATTTTGATGATCAAAGAATAATCGTAGTAAAAAGTGATCCAATTGTACTACCCATCGGAAATATCGTAAGTAATTACAAACTTTCAACAGCACCGATTCAGTTCCAAAGACCTGAATCATGGACACCAAAAGAGAAGAGATTATTCTGGTTGTCGTTGTTGATGAATAGAATAGAAGGGGTAATAGTTGTTGTTAATATTGATCACGCTCTTCATAGACTTCAAGAGTTAAATCCTCATGATAGAGCAATTCAACTATATGAATTCCTTTTAAAGAAAGGATTTGAGTATATTGTTATTGATGGTAACAATCGTTTAAAGTTTCTTCAGAACCTATTTAATGATGAGTGGGCCATTCCAGAAGGTAATTATGAGTACATTAGAGATCTTAACGATTCTTCTACTACTTCATTCAGAGTAACACGCAAAAAAAATAAGTTCTCTGATTTACCAGCAGCAGTTCAATCAACTTTAAATCGTCGTCGTTGTATTATTAGTGAGTATACTCAAATCGGATACACAGGGTTATCTGATATATTTACTAATACTAATGCTGGATGTCCACCAAATCCACAAGAACTTCGTAATGCTAAGAATACTCTATGGGCCGATTTTGTGCGTCATATAGATAAGATTCTTACTAATTCAGGATTACTACCTAAAGTATTTTCTGATCCTACTAAGAGATTCTGTGGTCAGGATTGGATAACTGAGTGTCTTAACTTTGCTCTTGAAGCAGTTGAAGAAACTGAAGATCCTGAAACAAAAGAAATTTCTGTAGAGTTCTTCCCTATTAACCAAACAAGTAAGAATAATCTTTATAAGAGTACATTCTTAACAAAAGGGGAACAAGATGGTTACATTCAACTCTTTAAAGATGTATCACAGTATATCTTAGAGATGATTGATGATAATGTTCTTGAAGAAAATCTTTTGAAACGTAAATCAACAGTTCTCAATCTATTTTGGATGATGTGTAATGGCATCCAAACTTATGATGAAGCAGTGGAGGCTATGAAGTTATATAATGAGGAGTATAATAGAAAAGATAAATTCTTCACTGATGTATACGAGTATGCTGAAAATGAAGAAATAGTTGGTGATGATCTCACATTTAAGAACTCTTGTGAGGGAACCCGAAAGATAAACATTGAGCATCGTTATTTGATTCTTAATGACATCATTTGTAGAGTAAAGAAAGGTTTTTACTCTGATGTTAGTGGAGTACGAGTAGGAACCGAACTCCTATCTTAACTGGCACAAGGGGGATTTACTTCCCCCTTTTTTTATGTTATACTATCGTTAATTCAAATCTTTTAATGAAATCTGAATTCCTCTACGTCAAACCTAGATCACTTGAAGCCACTAATCGCTTCGTGAATAAAATGGATAGACTACATTCATGCAAAGTGGATAATCGTCAGGATGGTAGAGTATTTCTATCATCAATCTCTGGTCGTTATCTATTCTCTATGATGGAGAGTGATGATAAGGATTGGGAGATCATTAAATAAATACTTCAGTCACTTACTGTAATGTGATGGAAATTCTAATTGCTACTTTAATAAGTTGTTCTGATGTCCAGAGTATTATAGAGAGTGTTCGTGCTGATAAGTATTTAAAATCAGATGCTAAAACAGAAATAGTTGAAATACTAATTCAAGGAACCCCTGAATGTGAATTAAATGAAGGATCAGAAATCGCTGGATGAAAAATTAACTCCTTATGAGAGATGGGATGCTGCTCATGCCATCTTTATAGAGTCGTTAATTAAACCTGATAATCATCTCCGAAGTTGTGCATACAATCAACAATGTTATGAGGAGTTGATGCAAATTAGAGATCAGGTGGTTGAGATAACCAGAAACATGACAAACCCTAGAAAATTTATTGAGGATTAATTATGATTACTAAAGAGAAACAAAGGAATCAAGTGAAATCTAAATTTTATTATATTTTTTGGGGTATTGCAACATTCTCTGTAGTAGCAGGCCAATTATATGTTGGATCAGGTTATAGAATGTTTGCTCGTTCATTAAATAGAATCTTTGATACTATTGAAGTTCAGGTTGGTGAAGATTATTATAGAAAGAGATATTATTAAATAGTATTGCGTGAGTCTAAAGAGAATATTAAATTCATAGATATATTACATATATTATGTTATAGTATCCTCACATTCCTCTTAAAACTATGATTAACCTAGACGAACGATACCTATCTTACTTAGATGGTAGTAAGAAAATGAGAATAGATGGTATAGAAGAAAAGGTTGAATCATATGGATGGCATTGTGATGGTAATGACATTAAAGGACATTATGTAACAACAGAGAATTATAAGTTGTTTTATAATATGGAGGGGCTTTTTACAAAGATGGTGGCACTTCGAGAACTGTCCACTGTTGCTTGACTTTTGTTCGTGAATGTAATATTATATAAATGTTGAGGGATAACGGTTCTACTGCCCCGATTAAGTTTGGGGGTTCAGGTGTAAGCGATTCCCAGTAGGTAAATTTGGGCATATAGGTGAAACCTTGCAGATGCCCCGTTCTCTCAGCAACCCCGTGAAAGGGATACTACAGGGTAACGTCCTATACAGACTTCGCACGTGCTGTGACCCACCTTTCACAACAACACACCCCACACAGAAACGAGGAGATGGATGTGCCTCTGGGATCGCAACCCAAGAAAGAACTAACATCCGCTAGCTTTTTCATTACTTTATCAATGGCCTACCATCACGAATGGAGTCAATCTTACATAAAAGGGTTGACATTTGAAGAGCATCACGTTAACAATGAGTGGTTCAATAATATGCTCGCTATGTTAAAAGATGATGGCGAACTTTATGTGCCAATGTTAGACAAATCATTCAACAAATCAGGTGAGGAGGTATCTTCGTGAATAAAGATCATTTAAACCAAACTGATGAAATGATTAATAAATTCATCATTGAATGTGAAAGAGAGGCAGCAGCGTTAGAAATCACTGTTGATTACTACATTGCTGAGTTCCTTATTTGACAAATAGTACCCTATCAGTTATACTGGTAGGGTATTTTAATATATACTTAGTGCTGGAGATTATTATCTAATGACTAAAGAAAAGCGTTGGAAGATTCAAGAACTGTCTACAAATGGATGGACAAGTATTGATCCTAAGTCAGATGATTTGGGTAAGGTAGCCTGTGATGAGTGGTTAGAATATTATATTGATCGTGGTGAAATAGCACCAGATAGATTAAGAGCAGTTCCAGCTGGAACTCCTGATGATGGACTAGCATCCCTAGACCCATAATGTATGAACCCCAAGTAGACGATTATGTAATTTGGAAACGTCCAAATGGTGATTGGGAAGAGGGGTGGGTTTATTTTAAGGGTGACCCAGTAGACAATGAAAAACGTGTAAAACAAGGATGGAATAGTGTCTCTCAGTATATTACTATAGAGATTCATGTCTATCCTAAAAAAGAATGCGTGTATACAAGTGGAAAACCAATGAGACATAAAAACGTTCATTGTTTGTTAATATGTAATAAAGATAACTGGAATGAGTTAGAATATGTAAAGAATAGAAGAGAATATAATATGGCAGATGGTTACAAATCCCAAGAAGGTAGGCTCAAAGATTATTAATGAAAGATACTATTTTATTTGGTGATTGTCGGGAGACACTATCACAAATTGATGAAAAGGTGAGAATGTGCGTAACATCTCCACCTTATTATGGGTTAAGAAATTATGGTGATGAAAGTAATCAAATAGGTCAGGAAGATACACCAGAAGAATATATTAATAACCTCGTGAATATATTCCGTAGTGTTAGAAACTGTTTGAGTGATGATGGTACATTATGGGTGAATATTGGTGACAGTTATTATAACTATAGACCAGGAAAAGGTCAGGCATTAGTGAAACAAACTGTGTCTGCTACTAAACAAGATTTACCAGACAAATGTGCAAGACGTGGTAACAAATTAGAGGGATTAAAAGAAAAAGATTTGATTGGTATTCCGTGGATGTTAGCGTTTGCATTAAGGGCTGATGGGTGGTATTTAAGACAAGATATTATATGGAATAAACCTAATCCAATGCCAGAAAGTGTGCGTGATAGGTGTACTAAATCCCATGAATATATCTTCTTATTAAGTAAGAATCAGAACTATTATTTTGATGTAGATGTTATCAAAGAACCAACAAGACGTAAGAGAAGTGTATGGAATATCAATAAAAAACCTTATAAAGGTTCACATTTTGCAGTATTTCCACCTGAGTTAATAACACCTTGCATATTGGCAGGTAGTGAGAAGAATGATATTGTATTAGATCCGTTCATGGGAAGTGGCACAACTGCAATGGTAGCAAGGGATTTGGGTAGGCATTATATTGGATGTGAGTTGCATGAAGAGTATAATGATCTAATTCAACAGCGTGTGCCAGATGACAAGGTGGTACATAATGGACTGACAGACCTGTTGGATGGTGCTATATTATAAATGTTGAGAGATCACTAGGTTTCTAACTACTAAGACATCAACGCAAGGCAGGGGTGAGTAACAATTCAGATGATCTTTGATCACGCTGTGGAAAACTGCTCTTTATGTTTGGAGACCTCTTGTACTGCTGATGTCCTCAGAAGGATCTTAAATGACCTTGTATTGAACGAGGTGATCGTACTAGGACATCTGAAAAGACAGTTTTGAAGTTGTAAATCTTAGATATGACGTTAGAGTAATTTACTTACCCTAGTCTCTCAACACTCTTTTCACTTTGATTTCTAATATATGCCAACTGCAACTGCTCGCAAATCTACTACTGCACCACGCAAGACACGTACACGCAAGGCAACCACACCTCGCAAAAAAGTATCAACAACTCGTAGAAAGTCTGCTTCTAAAATAAATACATCACCCGCAAAAATTCAAGTGGATGATGTTAACGAAGAGGCTAAAGTTGAGACTAAAAGTGTTAAGTCATTGCTAAATGATTATCCTCGTGATGGTTTATCTTTAATCATACTACCTTTATTATACTTAGAGGCAGGAGTCAAAGAACTCTTGAAACTGGCACAACCAGTTAAGTAACTGTCACACAACCCCTTGCAAAAGGGGTTTTTTTATGCCATACTATAAGTATGAAAAACACTCACATCGAACACCCCGAAGATAGCATCCTTACTGGTGATCTATCTGTACTGGACTGGTTTATCGCTGAGAGTAACATTTCAGCGAAGATTGACGGAGCTCCAGCAATAGTTTGGGGTACTAATCCTGCAACTGGTAATTTCTTTGTTGGCACTAAATCTGTGTTCAATAAAGTTAAAATTAAGATCAATGAATCCCATGAGGATATTGATACTAACCATCAAGGTAATGTAGCCACTATCTTACACAAATGCCTTGACAATCTACCACGCACTGATCACATTTTTCAAGGTGATTTTGTAGGTTTTGGTGGTAATGATAAGTACACACCTAACACAATAACTTATTACTTTGAAGAGGTTATTGATGCAGAGATTATCATTGCACCACACACAATATACTCTGCAAAGAGTGATTTAAGAAACGCAATCGCAAGACCTATTTCTTATGTTGAGTTTCTTAAATATACTATTGATGATGATTTTGATGAGGATTGTGTCTATTGGTTATCACCAGTTGTAATGCTGGATGATGACAGGCATACTATCAACAACTCATGCAAATTTGCTAGACAAATTGCTACTTTATGTGATTTTGTTGATGTTAAGAAAGCCACTAGGATTAAGAAGCAGTTGAATAAATGTATTCGCAATGAAATTGAACTTGATGATTTACTATTAGATGCCATTGCTGATGATAACAACTGTGACATAAATGTTCTACGCTTATGGAAACTTGTTGAGTCAATCAAGTTGGATATGTTTAACTATATCGTAAGGTTTGATGATATTGAATGTTACATAGGCGAGAATATGTGTGACCATGAAGGTTATGTAATCTCTAATGAGTTTGGTACATATAAGGTCATTAATCGTGAGGTATTCTCATTCTTTAACTTCACAAGGGAAAAAGCATGGTAGTGTGACAGTCAGCAAGCTGTCCACATTTACCCCACAATAACCCAAAATCGGTTATTATATAGAAGTGGAGGGGATGAGTTAGTACTCACACCTTAACGGTCAAAGATGAGTGAAGCACCTCTTGACCATCTCTTCCATACTTTAAACTAAATGAGGTTTTATGTCCACATTATCTGAAAGAGTTCTGGACTGGACACAAACCTATTGTGATTCATTAACAGAAAACTACAAACAACATTCAATTAGAATGTATCAGAGTTCTGATTCTGACTACTCTAAAAGGCAGTTGGAAAGTGTTAACAATGGCACTGCTAATTTGACCAACTTTGTTATCAAGAATGGTCGCAAGTATTACAAGATCATGCAGCGTGAGTTCCGTAATGATTATTGGAGAGAAGGATGTGTTCATTCTTTTGTTGATAAGAATACTGGTGAAGTTTACAAACCAGCATCTTACAATTCTCCCGCTAAGTATGTTCGCTATGACATGAGAATTATCAATCAGCGTGAGCAATTACATGACCCAAACTATACAGGATGGGCTGGTGGTTACTTATACTTAAGAGGTTAATTATCATGCAAATTAAACATTACGACACACGATTATCACGCACTAAATTAGATTTTTTATCTGATGTATTATGTGACTTCTGTGAACAACAAGAACTACCATTCATATCAGCAGATGATATTTTATATGGTAGTTCGAGAGATGAATTAACAGAATATTCTCAAAATTGGTTAGAAAAGTATATCCAAGTTTGGGATATTATTCAACAAGAGGAGGTAAATTCCAATGTTTAAATCACAATCATTCGGAAGAATCTTTTGGGTTGATGATAACGATGACTTCAAATCATGCCCACTAAATGTAGACGGAACTGGTGACTTTGACTGCGAAGATTATGTATCAGAGTGGTCAGATTGGGAGGGAGTTAATATGGAAACTCTCCTTAATATCCATCAGTCTTGTGTAATTAACAAGCAAAATCATGCAAACTCATTGACATTGGAGGGAGTTTAATTATGAACAAAGATCTGAACAAATTGATGAGAAGTTATCAATTTAAACTGGTAAAAACCAGTAAACATTATAAATGGGAGGGGCCAAATCGTGCTGTTGTTTTTACATCAAAAACTGCATCTGATAGAAGGGCACTCAAAAACATTAAATCTAACATTGTTCGCCAATTAAGCCATGCAACTTGATACACAAGGAAGAATTATTGGATCATTCTTGATAGTAACCGCATATTATGTTGTGTTACATGTATCAGCAACGATTGGTGCAGTAATGTATCTAACTGCCAATGCAATTAGTATGCCATTCTTTATAAGAACTAAGGGATGGGATGTAGTTGTAATGTTATCATTTCTAATGGTAATTTCACTCTCTAAGTTATTCTAATCATGTTAATTGACTTAAATAAAGATGAGATTAAGTACCTCGTGAATATACTTAGTCTCAACAATGCAGAGATAATGAATAAAGAGGAGACACAATTCTCCTCTAATCTTTATCTTAAGCTTCGTAATCTATCCACTGTTTGTACATGTAAGGAGGACAAATTATGAAATGGGATGTTAAACTATTCGTTGGTGGAAGTATGTTTACAGAGCAAGTTCATGCAATAAGTATGCAAGATGCTCGTGAAACTGCACTCGCTCGAAATCCTAAAGCAACCGTAGTTTCGGTTACAGTATCATTCAAGTAACCAGCTTGCCAAGTGTCACAAACCCTATTGACTAAAATGTTGATAGGGTTTAATATATTATTGTTCGCAAATTGCCATGCTTAAGTTACGTCCTCATCAGGAAAGAGTTGTTGATAGTTTGAAGCACAATTCCAGAGGACAAGTTATTGTTCCTACTGGTGGTGGTAAAACTCTATGTATGATTAAGGACGCACAATCGCAGTTTAATAGTTGTGATTGGGATGTAATCCTTAGAGATCCTGATAGAAAGACCATCGTAATTGTAGCTCCACGTATACTATTAGCACAACAATTATCTGATGATTTTATACATCATCTGAACGTACATCCAATGCTTCAGTATAAAGTAATGCATGTACATAGTGGTGATACTCATCACTTTTCAAGCACTAATCCTGACACTATATGTGATTGGGCAACCTTTAATTACAGGTACAATAAGTTAATCTTTACTACATATCACTCTCTTCATAAGATACAAGAGTCAAAGATTGCTATTGATACTTTATACTTTGATGAAGCACATAACAGCGTTCAGAAGAACTTTCAGCCTCCTACTAAGTATTACTCAACGAGAACAAATAGTAGGTGCTTCTTTTTCACTGCCACTCCTAAACATTGCCTCTCTAATGATAGAATAGGCATGGAAACTGAGGAGGTTTATGGTAAAGTATTATGTGATATTCCTGCACCTGAGTTGGTACAAAAGGGACACATATTACCACCCAAAGTTATAATCAAGAAGATCAAAAGGGAAGACGATAGTAGACTCAAATGTGAGCATGATTGCGATAACTTGTTATCAACAATCGATGAGCAATCTATGAGCAAGATATTAATTTGTGCAAGATCTACTGCACAGATTGTATCACTTACCTCACAGACTCGCTTCTGCTCAGAGTTACAAATGAGAGGCTATTCTTGGATGTATATAACATCGAAGACAGGTGCAATCGTTGATGGAGAGAAGATTGATAGGGAGAAGTTCTTCACTATCTTAAACAAATGGGGCAAAGATTCAACCAAGAAGTTTATAGTTTTGCACCACAGTATTCTCTCTGAAGGTATCAATGTTTCAGGATTAGAAGCTGCATTGTTCTTACGCAACATGGATTATATCACTATTAGTCAAACAATAGGGAGGGTAATCCGTAAGGGAGATGTAAACAAAAAGTTTGGATTGGTAGTGATACCAACGTGGGATAGGGTAGGTATTACCACTTCCAAAAAAGTTTCATCTGTTGTAGATACTATATTCAATAAAGGTCAAGCAGCAGTATCAGTAGTCAGGTCATAAAGTGGCACAAGGCTACTTGATTTTTGCCCCATTTTATGGGATCATAATAGTATAAACAAATTTGATTCAAAATTATGAGATATTCTGTTCACTGTCCATCCGCACCTTATGAGAATTCCTCATTTGTTAATCTTGACGATTGTTGGGGATTATGCCTCGATTTATCCGTAGAATATGGATACGCCGAGGTAAGGTATGGTAATACCATGTTAGGATCATACACACTAGGACAGTGAGCAAGCTGTCCACCAAATCCCCCAAACTACTCAAAATTGACTATAATAAGAACATGAACAAAACAAACACACAAATTGAATATCAAGTCGTCAGAAATTTCTTCACTGATTCTCAATGGGATGTCATAGATATGGCACTAAATGAGTTTCAAGACCATGACGATTATGTTGAGGTTCTTGATACTATTGGTGAGAAATTACAGAATGTATTTGATAACTCAGTTGATCAATCTGACCTTATGAGTGAGGGTGCTTAATTATGTCATCTCTAAGAAATGAAGCACTATTAGAAACTTTATTCGAGGAAGTTTGGGAGGAGTTAGTAACACCTAACTTCAAACAATTAGATGCACAAGATGTAACAATCCTTGAAGATCATGTAGCTACTATTGCTAAACAAAGGTTCGAGGATTACTCTCGCTAATTGTTAACAATGTGGAATGACTTCGCCACTAAAAAGACAGTCACACAGTCCAATTTCTTTTCTTTATTATGTCATTAGACAGCACACAGTTTGTATCATCTAACTTCGCAGAATTTCTGCTTGATAATGCAAACAATGGTAATGAAATCTTGGCAGTGTTGGATGATATTGTAGAGGTACAAACAGTCCTCTAAAGTATCACTAACTGTGCAGAGGCTTAAATGTTAATTATGTTACGGTTGATCCCTGTTCGCAAATCGTAAAAAATACCGTTAGGATACATTTAATCCTCTAATCATTTCTTCTTCATTATTAATTAAATGAACACATTAACCACAGAAGAGTATCAACAACTGAAGGCACAATTAGCCTCTGAAGATAGAAATGAAACACAAGGATTATCATCCTTGATTAACACTTATCAGACACAATCTGATTATGCAAAGTGTTACAAACCATACCGCACATTACACAATTATTAATACTATGGTATATGTAATTGGCCTCCTATGTGTTATTTTTGTATGTGCCTTTGTATATTACCTCGGTTTATACAATCCACACTAAAACACAGACAGTTTACAAAGTGTCCACTATCTCACCCATAGTGGGCATTTTTTGCTATTATATAAGAGTGGAGGTAAGGGAACGAATCGCTTAAGTGCTCTCCCCTTATCCCACACCCAAATCATTCTAATTTTTTCACCCATGCGTAAGATCGAAAGACAAATGAACTTCGCAATCTCTAACAAGGGAAACTGGAGTTCATCTAATACTTGTGTTGAGTTCAACGAGTCAACCAACTGTTCTAAAGTTTTTCTACATGGTCACAACATCGCAACCGTAGACCACTCTACAAATGCTGTAAAGGTATCAAGTTGCGGATGGCAGACTGTCACTACTAAGTCACGCTTAAATGCTATACTTAGTGAAGTAAAGTGGGGTGCAAAAGTATTTCAAAAGAACTTCGATTGGTTCGTTTCATTTCGTGGTCAGACACAAGATTTCATCGATGGAATGATACTTTTAGA